AGTACCTTCTTGTGCTTGAGCTAAACTTACAGGTACATAATTAGTATTTAAACCATTTGTCAATTGTATATATCTTTGTTCACCATAAGAAGAAACTTCATTTCCAGAATTATCATAATCATTATCTTGTATTTCAGGTCTAAATCTGTGTATTGGGGTAAAGTCCATACTTACATTACATATATGGGGCATTTCTTTTACTGTATTATCTGAAAAAATTGGATTTGATGGATCTCCTCCATCATCAGTTGCAGGTATAGCTATTTCCCAAGGTGATTCTTGTGGGACTTCTAAATTAAGTTTACTTATAAAACCAGGTAATTCAAAACACCAACCCCCCATAGTTAATTGATGTAAAACTCCTCCCATAAAACCACTATCTCCATAATCAGGAGCTAATGTTGAAGCTAAAAAGTTTAATTTTTTATATTGAGCCATTAATTCAGGTTTTGATTGTGCTGCTACAGTGAATGATAATGAAATTCCTCTACCAAATCCACCGTATTTATAAAATTCTTCACCTCTACCCATATATTTTATACCATTCCAAGTACTATTATAGCTATCAGAAAAACTATTTATAAAAGCTCTAAAATGAGAAAATACTTTTTGCCCATCTCTTAAAACAGCTCCGATTCTAAATTTTACAAAATCATTTTTAGCAAAACCCTCACTAGAAGGTCTTACATTTGAAGATTTATATATAGGTTGAAAATTAATTTGATCTACAACTGAAACTACTCCATCTATTACTTTTCCTTTTTGGTAATTTATTCTATTACCTCGTTGTCCTGGGGATATTTGTTTTATTCTTGAATCACTTACTCCTTCTATTGCTTTAGAATTTTCACCAAAATATGAAGGTGCTATCCCTACTACTGTAGAAATTGCATCTGGTTCTGTTGGTAATAAAGGAACTCTAAAATCTCTAATTTGAGTTTCTGCTCTTAAAGAGGGTGTACTAAAATTAAAATCAGCATATCCTGTAGGTGCATTAGAACCTGATATTGAAGTTAATTGTTGATATGACCATGCAGAAGTATTACCCGAAAATACTTGGGTTTTATTATTTCTAGTAGGTGATTCTAATTGTCTTGGAGTTAAATTCAACCCTATAGAATTAGAAGCTTTTCTAATACTAGTAGTACCAATGCCTAATATAGCTCCAGGTCCACCTTGATAAGACATTAGAGTTAATCCATCTTCTAAAGGATTAAAATTAATATCTCTTATGTTACTTTTTTTACCTGTAGCTAAACTATTAGCTATACTTACTAATCTACCATTTCCCCCTATATCTTTTAAAGAAGATTCATAAGTATTTAACCCACCTCCAATATCTGGGATTTGAATACCATTTATGTTTTGGGGTGATAAAGGATTTACACCTAAAGAATTTACACGATTTCCTAAAAACCCAGTACCTGCTTGTATTAAAGTAGATAAAGGTGTATAAACCCCCTGATTAATAGGACCAGATTGTTTTGTTCCTATAGTGTTACTACCTATGTCAACTGAAAAGCCACCATAACCTAAACCACTTGAAGCTTGTGTTTTGACTGATGTTTTTGATAGTAAATTTTGTTTTGCTATAAATAAAAAACCACTAGGAGATTTCAAATTAAAAAAGTATTTTGTTAATCTACCTACATCTTCTAAAGCGTCAGGAACAGCATTTAATCCACCTCTTAATAAAAAATCTTCAGTTGAATTATTAGTGGGTTCTTTATCTATATCCTTTTGGATAAAGGGTTGCCCACTATATCCTGCATCAGGTCTATCCTTACTATACTTTAGAGATTTAAGGTCAGTCTTATAAGTTAAAAGATTGCTCATTTGTCTCCTATATTCTTCCTACTCCTTCTATTGGTGCATTATTTTTATAGTTGTTAGCTGGGGTTTGTCCGTTTAAATCTAAATTTGATGGTGATGGTTGTCCTAAAATTTCAGGGGTACCATTAATAGAATAATCAAAATGTAATTTAGATAATGATTTATCTTCTATTGGTGGTGTAATACCATTATATTCAGTGTAAACAGATCCTCCATTTAATAATTTATCTTGTAGTCCTTTCATAATTGTTTGTTTTATTATAAATATTTAATTTTATTGAATTGCTCGCTCAGCTTGACTAACTCCTTCACCTACTTTAGTTCCACTCATTTCTATTACTGGGGATTTAGCTAATATTTGTCTATTTATTCCTATTAATGTTTGAATTTCTGATATTAAAGCAGAATTACTTGCTCCTCCTCCATTTGCCGTTATGGCATCGCCAGCTCCAGGTGCCGCTACAAGATCATCATTAGGAGATAATTCAAATAGTCCCCCCTCTTTAGTTGATACTTGGGTTTTACCATCTGCAGGAGAAAACATATCACCCGTAGGTTTAGGAGCTTTAGCTTTACCTTTATTTAGCTGAGTATTAAAACCTGCTATAGCTGCAATTGCTAAGGGTATACCTATACCAAATGGTATTTGTGCAAAAGTACTAAATATACCAGAAATGGCACTTATTATTAAAGGTAAAGCTACTAATCCTAATGCTCCCGCTAAGACAATAGCTCCAGCTGAACCTTCTTTTAATCCCTTAACAAACATTTTTATTCCTTCTGTTATTGATCCTATTACAAACCCAATAGCTTGAATTGCTGGAAGTAATATATCTACAACAGGACCAATAAGCTCCATTATAGGTGGAACTAATTGTACAAATAGTTCCTGAACTCTTGCCATTGTTTCTTCAAATTTTTCTGAGGCACCAAGTGACTCTAATTGACTAGCTAGGGCATCATCCCCCACTTCTTTAGCAGCTTGTTCAGCTGTCATTCCACTTTCTCTTAATTCATTATATTTTTCTTGAGCTGCATTCATATCTTCAGCTCCAAATTTTCTTAAACTTTCTAACTTTTGTTGCTCCATAACCATTTCAGCTAATTGATCTCTATTCATTCCTAAAGCTTTAGCTGCTGCTTCTTGTGCTATAACATTTTTAGTTTCAAAAGCATTCATTATAGCTGTATTTTTTAAAACTTCTTCTGCTACCTTAGCCGAATCACCTTGTAAAGCTGCTTGTCTTGCTTTTTCTAGATTTATATCTTTACCTAATAGTAATTCTGCTTCAAGTTCAGCTTGTATTGAACTTTCAAAATCTAATAAACTAGAAGATATAGCTTCAACTTGTTCCATAGTAGCACCTAATGCCCTAGCTTGCATTACTTGTTTAGTAAGTTCTGTTACATTACCCTTAAAAGTTAATTGTAATGCTTTTGAAGTTTTACCTATAGCATCCTGCACTTGTTTAGTACTCATTTGAAGACCTAATTGTTTATTAGATTGTAGTACTTGAAGATTTATTTCTTTAGTAACATCTTTAGCAGATTTACCAGTTCTCATTGTTTCTAATGCTATAACTCCCTGAGTTTCAGCTGTCATATTTGTTCTTTTAGATAAAGAAGCAAAATCAGCAGCCATTTCTCCTGAAAATTTAACACTAGAACCAAAAAAACTATTTAATGATGTTTGGGCTTCTACCATTCTGGCAGAATTAACTGCTACATCGTCTGAAGATTTAGCTATTTCACTCATTTCTGCTCTTAATTGTAAAGAAGCATCATAAGATATACCTTGATTTTTAGCAAATTCTGCTGATTGTTTATCTACTTGAGTAAAAGTATCAATAAGAGTTACTAGTATAGCTGCTGGGCCTAAAGCTTTACCTAAATTTTTTCCTAATTCTTTAGCTCCTGCCGTGGCTCCTATAAAGCCACCTGCAATTCCTCCTCCAGCGTCATCTGCTGCTTTTCTTGCTTTTTTAAGAATATTTTCAGCATCAACAAATTTTCCTATAACAGGAATTTTAGAAAGTCCTTTCATTAAAGATCCAAAAGTCCTTAAATTTCTATCAATTTCATGTATTTTTTCTAATTCTTTTTCTCTTTCTTTATTTTGTTCTTTTAGTGCTTTTTGGTTAGCTTTAGTAAAGGTTAATTGTTTTTCAGTTGCAGTCATACCCTTCATCATGGAATCTACATTCGCATCATGAGATTGTATTTGTTTTTGAAGTGATGCAACTCTATCAAGATCTATCCCCCCCATTTCTGCAGTTTTTGATAGTTCCTCTTGAAGTAATTTTTCCTTTGATTTTATTTGACCTAATTCACTATTTAAATTGTTTACTCTTTTTTTTCCTTCTACACCTACTCTTGCTTCTAATGAAGCAATAGTTACTTTTGATTTTTCTATAACCTTATTATTTTTTATAATTTGTTTAGAAAGATCATTAGTATCATATCCACCTTTTACTTGATCCTGAATTGTTTTATTAATTTCTTTATTAATTTTTAAAAGATTAGCATCAGCTGTGGATCTTTTAGTATTAATTCCTAAGGCTTCTTTTAAAGAATCTACCATTGAAGATGATAGATCATAACTTTTTCTTTGTTTGTCTAGCTGTTCTTGTAGGAGTTGATTGTTCTCCTTTAAAAGTTTATTTTGTTCAGCCTGAGTTAAGGTTGTATCCTTAAGAGCTTCATTAATTTGGTCTAATCTTTTTTTATTATCAGCCATTCAATAGGTGTTTATTATAAATATTAAAAAACACTATTTTTTAGCTCTTTTTGAAATATAATCTGCTTGCTTACTAGCTTGTTTAAATTTTGATTTTATGTGATCAGGAATAGGGTCTCCTAAATTAGCAGATGTAGAATTATTTTGTTTACCCGCATTATCCATTGATTTTTTCTCCTCTTGTCTGAATTTAATAATTCTATTAACAGTGAATTTTCTTAACCAAACAGGCATATTATATACAGTGTAGTAGTCATACCCACCACCACTGTGAAAAACTAAATCATGTAAAGTATTGAATAATTCTACTCTATACTCCTGTGTCAGGCCAAAGAAACCCGGCTGTCATAGGAACGACAGCATCCTCCTCTACACCTCTTTCATTTAAATAGTTAAACTTCATTTCAATATCAGGTTGAGTAGATCTTAAATGTTCCCTAAATGCTCTAGAATCTCTAGCTAACATATAATTATCTACAAAATCCCTAATTGTTTTATTTTCTGTTTCTCCATTAACTGAAGTAATCATATATTTTAATCTAGTAGATAGTTCAGGGGATGCAGTTTTATTGATTTTTTTAAGACCCTTTACTTCAGCATCTATTTTCTTTTCATCCCTATTAGTTAAAATTTTGTAAGTAATTTCTGTGTTTGTGTGAGGTAAAGTATAAGGAAATTCATTTTTACCTTCTATCATAGTAGATTCATCTAAATACCTTGTTTTTAGATCTGTTAAATCTATTGTTATAGTTTCAGCATTTAAATATTTAAAGGTATAATCTTTTCCATAACCTAAAATACGAGCTGCTATTAAAACCGCATTTTTATCTCCTGTAATCATATCATCATAGTTTATTTTTTTATCTACTATTAATGATCTTAGTAATTTGTCTACTACAGTGCCTTGTTTTACATAGTTTTGATTAGTTAAAATATCCTCTTCCTTAGCAGTCATATACTTTATTTCAATTTTTCCGCTTGATAAAGGATTTTCTTTAGGATATACTAAGCCTTTTGATGGTAATTCTACTTCTTCAGTAGGGAACTTAAATTCGCTCATAATCTTTTATTTAAAATAACTTAATTTTATTATAAATATCAACATACAAAAAGAGCTTGACATAGCCAAGCTCCCTTTAAAAAAATATTTAAAATTTCTTAGAAATTTAATACTGCATAATCAATTGATACTTCAATAGTCAGGTTAATTGCTGTATCTACAGTATCCCAGCTATATTCACCAAAGTTAGTTGATGTAATAAAAGCACCTTTTAATATCCATTCTGAAACAATATCACCTACAGGTCCTAATACGTTAATAGTTAAATCTTTCTTATAGAAATCAGAATAACCATCTCTACCTGTTACTGATTCGTGATGTAATCTTACCCATTCCATAGTTGCTTGTGCTCCTGAAGGGGTGATAGGATCAAATAATGTTAAAGTAACATTTTGCCATACTGATTTACCTTTAACTTTTCTTTCAACATTAATGTGGTTTAATGTTACTACACCTTGGTTTAAAGTTACAGCACTAACTGCTTTAATAATATAGCTTGGCATCCCATCCATGTATAGGATAAACCTATTCGCCTGTTTGGGTTCAAACGCTGTATAAAATATTTCATTGGGATCTAATACTGCCATCTTTTACTGTTTATTTCTTGTTATAAATATCTAATTCTTTAATTTTTTATACCGGGAAAGTAGCTCCAGTTGGTAATATGTTGAAATCTAGGTATATAAATTCAGCTGTTTTAGTTGGCTGTATATAAATTTGGCCTATTAATTGATTTCTATCTATAACATCTGGGGTATTATTACTTTCATCCATTACTACTTTAAAGGCATATAATCCTTGTCTTTGTTGTACACTTTCTAAATATGGATTAACTTGTGCTAGGAAATTATTTCTTGTAGCTATTGTATTTTGTTCAAATACTAAATTATCTGCTATTTGAGAAATGAAATTTTTAAGAGCTATTAATAATCTTCTTACATTTACTCTATCTAAAGCACTAGCTTTTTTCTGCATAGTTTTTTGTCCGAATACTACTACTCCTGTGTTAGGGAATGTAGCTATTGGGTTAACATTTGAACCATATAGAGTATCTCTATTTCCATTTGTTAATTTTCTTTCTGCTCTAACAACAGTTCCTAAACCACCTCTGTTTAATCCAGCTGGTGCAAACCATGCTTCTCCTGCTCTATCATTAAACGCATATACTCCTGGTATCATTGCTGAAGCTGGTACCCAAACTAATGATCCTAAATCTGGATCAATTGTTTGTAACCAAGGCCAATATGCTGCTGCATATGAAGTATCTCTTGCAGCTGATTGACCAGTTACAGTGTTAATTCCACTTCCGTAAGGTACTAAATCTATTACCGCTATATTATCTCCTCTAAAAGATGAATTATTAATCATTGTAGATAATGGTGAAGCATAATCTGAGTTATATAGTCCTGGGACTGTAATTAAATTATATCTGTAAGCATCTCTATTAGCTAGTAATTGTAAAGAGATAGAATAATTATCTGCTATTAATCCTTGAGTATTAGATCCATCAATATTTTCATAAAAATTAGCTTCTACATCTACAAATGCTGTACCTGTAGCTCCATCAAATGAACCTTCACCTGCTACTGGGAGTGATGCAGTATATTGAGATTTAGGATCTCCATTATTATCAAAATAATTTAATGTTTTGGCTTCTACTGATTTTACTCTTACAAAGTTACTTAATGTGTTATATGTTCCAGCATTGGCAACATAATATTCTCCAGTTCCAGCATCTTGAGTAACCGTTTGTTTTGAATTACCAATTACTTTTTCAATGTAATTATTTGAATTTGGATCCAATGATAAATTTGTCCAAGTTTCTAATACTGTTTTAGAGGTAGTAGTATCATCACCTCTTCTAATTAATAAGTTAAATGTGCCTGAAGCTACGTTAGGAGATGATATTTCCCATCTTATATTATCTTTAGTACCGTTTACTAAAGTTCCATTTGATCCCGTAGCTATTCCACTATTTGCTATAGCACCTTCACTTAATGTTTCTAATGTAAATGCATTAGAAGTACCTACTCCTGCGGCTCCTCCTTCTAATGTTAAAACATCACTAAATGTATCTCCAGAACCCGTATCTACTGAAATAGAATTTCCTGCTACACCTGCTGCCGAAGCAGTTAATTCAATTGCTGTTGTAGCATCAGTAGCATTTACTCCTATACTAGCACCATCAATTTTAGTTACTAAGTTAGCTATGTATCCTGCCGTGTCAGATCCTGTTGCTAAGAAAAATACAGGGCTACTATCTACTGGTAAACCTCCTGCTGGATCTTGTGCAATAAATCTAAATTCACTTCCTCCTACTGTAATTTGAAATTCATCTTCGGGAGACTGACCAAATGTTCCTGCTATAGTTAATGAACCAGTAGCTACAGCAGCTCCAGTAACACTTACAGTATTGGTAATCATTGAACTAGTTGCAGAGGTATAAGAACCACTTACTACTCTAGTTACTAATAATGAATCTCCACCTTGTTGAAAATAGTTATATGCCGAAATAGAAGTAAAATAAGTGTATTCTGCACTACCACTTTCTACTATAGCTCCAAAAGTTCTTTGATATTCTGAGTATGAAGAAACTACTGTTGGAATTCCTACTGGTCCTTTTACTGTAGGTCCTACTATAGCTGCTCCTGCTTGTACTGGTTGGCCAGAGATAAATGATTGATCATTTTCTCTTGCTAATACACCAGGGGATAATAATACTTCTGCCATTTTATAATAAGTTTATTTTGTTTATAAATATTACAGAAGTCCCCAAAAATGCAATTACTTTATAACTGCTTCTGGAGTTTCTGTTATTTTGGTAAGCTTGCCCGTTTCTAAATCTATATTAACCTCACCATATTTTTTCTTGATATTCTCAAGATGGGATAAATATTTTTCTTCGATTTTTTTAATTTCTGATTTTTTTTCCCATTTTTGTTCTTCTAGCTGTAGAATGTTATATTCAATATCTCCTAATATTGTTAAATTATCTATATTGGCAGTTCTACAATCTATAAAAACTTGAATTTCTTCTTTTGTTAATTGATCTTCGTTTGCAACTTTTTTTACCATGACTATAAATATTAATTATTTGTCCTAAAATGTTAATACTATAAATTATTTTTTATCTAATTTTTCTAAAGTAAAATATTGGTCTTGTAATTTTAAAATTAAATTATATAGGGTTTCAATATCTTCACCTTTAAATGAAGTTTCTTTAATTAAATTTAATATAATACTAAGTTCCTGTTTGTTTAAACTATTTTTAGGAAATTCTATTTTAGTTTGTAATGATTTTTTAGATGTTATTTTTTTATCCTTTATAAAATCTCTTAATGCCATAACTATTAATTTTTTATTTTATTATAAATATACAATAGGATATAAATTAGTAAAAAATATATTATTTCTTTTTATTTTTTACTTCAGGAGGACCAGCTGCTATTTCAGCTTCTATTCTTAATATTTCATTTTCTACTTTTACTTGTAATTTCGCTAAAAATTGAGCGTTTGATCCTTTTATATCTATTACATTTAAAGAAGTTCTTAAAACTTTTAATTCTTGTAATTCAAACATTGGTTTTAATTTTATAGATTATTATAAATTATAATATAAATATTATTCTTTTGAAATCCAAATTATTTTTAAAAAAATAAAAAAAGAGCTGACTAATTAAAGACAGCTCTTTATAATTATTGGTTTAGTTTATTTTTAAACGTAAATATATGCTTCTCCATCTCCAGTTGTATCCACATATATGTTACCTGCTTTTTTATAAGCATCGGCAACATTTGTATCTGGATCACTATCTGCAGCTACTACTGCTACTGACATAAAAGCATCTGGTTCATAAGCTGAAGCAGTTGGGTTGAATCCTGTAGTGACTCCCCATCTTTCTGTTGAATTACCATCATATGCGAATACTGCACCTTTTCCACCACCAACGCTAGATTGTTCAACTACAATACCACCATCTCCAGCGTTACCTGAACCTGAAGCTAATGCTATAAATCTATCTGATACTTTTAAGTTTTCAGTACTTTCAAAAGATGCTGTACCTCTTACTGTTAAATTTCTAGAAACTATTAAATCTTGAGATATTGTTACATCATCTGTTAAACTAATTGTTGCTGAAATATTACCACCAAGGGCTTGTGCATTTTCATTACCTATTTTAATTTGATTTGCAGTACCCGTGAAAGTAGCTGTTGCATCACCTTGTACTGCAGTTCCTGCAGCTGAACCATAATCTACAGATAAAGCAGTACCTCCACCACCTGATAAACCAGTACCTGCTACTGTAGTATTTAATTGAGTTTCTGTGATTCCAGCATCTGGAACTTTAACACCTGCAGAACTTACAGATATTGTACCACCATCGTTACCAACTGCTAATACACCATTTGTAGCTGTTAAACCATTACCATCAATAGCACCTATTAAATCTGCAATTGTGTCTTTTCTTGTTCCATCACTATCATTTGCATCAATAAAAGCAAAGCTATCAGTAGCTACATCTACAGTTGCTTCATCTAATTCGCTTAATTTTAAAGATAAAGAAGTACCACCACCACCAGCAATACCTTTACCTGCTACTGAAGTATTTAATTGAGTTTCTGTGATTCCTCCATCTGATACTTTAACACCCTCGTCACTTACAGTTAAAGTATTTCCTGAAGCTGAAACTGCTACTTTTGGGGTTGCAGTTGTTCCATCTGTTATTTTAATACCAGCTCCTTGATCAATACCTGTAAGATCACCATCTGCTGAATCTGCGAATTCTAATCCGTCACCTGCTGTGTTAACTCTTAATACTTGTTCTGAGGATCCTCTATCCAAACCTAATATGTCTGAACCTGCTGTTCCTAATGCAGTTAAACCAGTACCACCGTCACCAGTTCCTAATGCCGTGTCCAATGATAAGCTGTTTAATTCAGCTTGTGAACCGGAGACGACGACTTTTTTCCATTTTGCCATAATTTTAAATTTTAATAATTATTAATTGTTTTTTTTATATATAAAAGTGTTGCACCTCCGTGTACAACATTATTTTTAATTCGTTTATTATACATATGTAATTTATTCTACTCCTACATAAAAGTTTGAAGCAGAGTAATACATTCCTCCCTCTACTGCAGTAGGTGTTTCTACCATTTCTCCTAATACAAATACTCCGTCATTATTGACTTTTGCTACTTCTATACTTCCACTTTTTACTAAAAATATATCGTTTGCTGTTGAACTAGTTATTTGAAAACTACCACTTAATTTTGTTAATCCAGTACTATCAAACGTAAATCTAGGACTACCTTCTAAAATTGTTCCACCACTATTAAATTGAATTTCTGTATCTGATCCTCCAGGAGTTATATCTCCCGATACAGCATAAGAAGCACTTATAGCAAAAGAAGATGTTAATTCATTTATAGTTCCTGGAGTTCCTGAAAATTGAGAAGCGGATATATGACCACTTGCGCTCATATTTGAAGCAGTTAAATTTCCTATTAATAGCAAATTTCCAGAACCAGTTGCATTTGCTGTTAATTTTCCTGCAAAATTAGCAAATCCAGCATTTGTAGCCTTTCCGTCTAAATTTCCTTGGAATGAACTAGTTACCGAAGTAGCATTTATAGAACCTGTTATTTGTAAATCGTTTGTTGTAGCAAAATAAGAACCTGTTTGAGCAAATATTCCTCCACCAGATCCCCCAGGTAAAGTAACATCAAATGTAGTACCATCATTTTTTTCAAATGTTAATGTACTACCCGCTACAGAAGCTGTATTTAATGATTTACCTATTGAAGAACTAGCAAATTTACCTACATATTGATAAACTGATATTTTATATGGTGTTGTATATGAACCCTCACTAGGGTCTTGAATAGTTAAAATTCCCGTAGTATAATCAAAATTCCAATCTATATCATCCGTAGGTGGTACTACTGTTCCTCCATTATCTTTTAAAACAGCTACATAATCTGCACCGTATTTATCACTTATAAAGTTTCTTTGTAGTAAATCTTCATTAATTGTAACTCTATCTATACTAGTACCAGGAGTAAAACCTGATCCACTAGC